TCGCGGCCGTCCGCGTCGGTGAAGGTCACGGCCAGGCGGTAGATACCCGCCCGCAGCGCGCCGCCGGTCGTCACGGCCGGCAACGGCTGGGTCAGCACGTCCGGCACGCCCCAGGCCCGCACGCGGCGGCCGTCATACTCGAGGCTTTCGTTGGCGGTCTGGAAATACAGGGTGTTGTTCAACACGGCGCCGATGAACTGACCGGCGCCGGCAATGGTACGCAGCACGCGCGCGGCCTGGCTCTGCGGGTCGAACTCGATCAGCTCGGGGCCATCGGCAATCAACAGCTTGCCGCCCAGCGCCAGGACGCCGCGCACGGCGCGACCGGCATAGACCTGCTCGTAACCGGAGCGCAGATGCAGCTCGCCGCCGGGAGTGGCATCGACGTTCACGGCCCGGCGGACGAAGCCCTTGGGCACGCGATCGGCCGGAGTCAGGTTATCGACTCCGCCGGTCCACTGGTTTTGGATGAGGGGACGCATGGATCACCCGTTGGGAAGTGGTAACGGGTGCCGAACCTATGTGACTGCCGGCACGACGCAAGTCATTGCGCCCAGGCGTCATGCCAGCCACTCGCAGGGCGCTATACCCACGCCGTGTTGTGGTGCTCCACGTCCTCGCGGGTGATGCGGCGCAGGTCGCTGTCGGGGCGCGGGCCGAAGTAGCGCTCGAAGGCCTGGGCGGCCACCTGCGCGCGGGTCAGGTCCAGGGTTTCCGCGGTGGGCATGCTGAACGCCCGGAACAGCGCCCAATCGATCAGATGCCGGTGGTGGGCCTCGTGGATCTCCGGCCGGGCCGAGCCGCTGGCCGCCAGCGAGCCGAGCGGCAGGCGGTAGCCCTCCAGCAACAGGGTGCCCGCCGCCGTTGGGGTGGGAACCAGGCGCAGCGAGGTGTCATCCTGCACGACGTACTCGACGCGCCCGCTGCGATCGCGCCAATCCGGCAGGTGCGCGTCCAGATACTCGGTGGACACCAGGCGCACCGGCCGGCGCCGGGCCTCTCCCGCCTCATTGATGCCCAGGTGGTCCAGCTCGTACAGCATCGGATGCAGCGGATAGACCCGCTGCCCGGGCGCGATGGCGATTTCGCAGAGGGCCGGGTCGTCCGCCACATGCAGCAGCCGGCCCCGGATGCAGGCCTCCGCCTCGGCCTCCTCCAGCCAGTTGGCCACCCAGGGCGTGCGCCACAGGTAGGGGTCGATCAGATCCTGCGTCTGCACCCGGAACTCTTGGATCAGCTCGTCACGGGTCATCGTCAGACCAGTCCGAAGCGATCAATCAGGGCGATCACCTGGCCGCGCAGGTTCTCGACGTTGTAGCGCATGTCCAGATCCTGCTGGTAGTTGATCTTGGCGAACTGGCCCAGGGCCTCCTTGTCCATCTGGCTGACGCGATCGAACATATCCTGCAGGCTGTTCTGATCCTCGGTGCGCTGGGCCTCCTCCTTGGCGGCCTGCTCCAGCAGCTCGGCGGTATCGTCGGTGCTGGTTTTCTTCTTGCCCCGCTCGGCGGCCTCGGTAGCGGCCTCGAACACATCGGCATGGCGCAAGAACTTGCGCGCCAGCTCGGCCGGCACCAGGCGGGCCTGGCCAGGCTCGAACGTCAGGCCCGAGCGGTAGAGGCGGTCCTTGAACGGCTTGCGGCCGGTGTACTTCACTGCTTGCTGCGGTTTCTGCATGGTCACTCCCGGTAGGCAAAGGGAAGGGCCGAGGCCCTCCCCCTATTCATCAGCGCGGGCCGATCAGCTCGCCCTGGATCAGCACGTCGATCTGCGATGCCTTGGCGTTGTTGGCGCCGGCAAGGGTCAGGATCAGACGGGCCGGCTTGGGTAGCAGGACCGGCGGCTTGGCGGTGGCCGCGCGCAGACGGCCGGCCGTGTTCAGCACCAGGCCGGCACCGAAGTAGCCGGCATCCTGCGGCACCTCGGCGCTGTCCGCGCCATCCTCGTAGACGAAGCCGAGCGAGCCGGTCACCGCGGCGGTCATCGCCGTGGAGACGATCACCTGGCAGTCGTCCAGGCTGAACCCCGCGGGCAGCGGCCCCAGGTCCACCACATCGCCATCGGCCAGGGCGGCGGACGAGTCGGCGCCGATCGCCCCGCCGGCCGCGCCGGTCTTGAGCAGGTAGCGCAAGGTGGTGGTGTTGCCGTAGGGGACCGTGGTGCCGAACTGGCGGGCACGGAATTGGTTAAGCATCACTTTGGCCATGATGGGCTCCTATGTGAGTTCAACAGAGGCGGGCCGGATCACCCGGCCCGGCCCATCAGTTGCGCGCGCCGATGATCGGCACGGCGGTGTCGATCACCGTGGCGCCGTAGTCGGTGATCTGCATGCTGCCGCCGTGGTCGATTTCGAAGCGGATCTTCGAAACGCCGCGGATCAGGCCCAGCAGCAGCTCCACCTTGTCGCCGTGGTCGAGTTCCTTCTCGCTCCAGAAGAACGGGATCTGCGTCTTATCGCTGGCGGCCCAGGCCTCGGCGATCGCCTGGCCACCCAGGAGGATGGCGCGGTCGATGGCGAAGGAGGTGCCGAAGGAATCCGGCACCTTGCAGCTCGACTCGGCCTCGGAGCTGTAGGAGTCGCAGTATTGGATGGTGTCGCCGGCATAGAAGCGGATCGGCTTCGGCATCTTGACGATGAGGATGCCGTTCCACAGACCGGCCTCGCCCAGGAACAGCGGGTGCCCGCCGGCCTGCTGGGCACGCGCCAGGGAGCTGGCCTGCAGCTGACGGAAGCTCGGATCGGTGGCGAAACCGCTGTACTGAGCCGGCGAGACCAGCAGCACGCGCAGCGGGCTGTCGGTGGCGGCCTTGTCGCCCTCGAAGATGACCGGCGGCGGCGGCAGAGCGATCTGTTCCATGTAGGTGCGGATACCGTCCACCGTGTCCATGCGCAGCAGGTCGGTGGTATCCAGCGCCACCGCGCCGGCATTGACGGAGAACGGAACGATGCCGTGGGTGCCGTCCGCCATGAAATGGCGGTTCTTCGACGGGGCGCGCACCGGGTTGACCATGATTTCCGCGAATTCCGGGTCGTCGCTGGTGGGCACGACCCATTCGATGTTGTCGTGGAAACCGCGTGCGCCGGCCATGTGGACCAGCAGGGATTGGTCGACGTACTTGTCGGCCAGGCCCTGCGCGACCGGCCGGCCCAGGCGGCGGAAGTCGGCCGGGCTGCGGATCGAGGTCATCACGTTGCCCAGGTCGAGCGGGAAACGCGCCTGGTTGACGCGCAGCTTGTCCTCGGACAGCTTCATGCCGACGCCGCGGCCTTCCGCCCGGTTGCTGCCCATGATCGGCTTACCGCCGACCGGGTTCAGCAGGTGGAAAGTCACCTCATCGCCCCGGCCCTTGGACAGGTCCTGGCATTTGACGATCGGCATGTGCTGGGTGGACTGCTTGCGCAGGGTAGCCTCGGCGCCCGCCGTGCCCTTGGGCATCGGGCCACTGAGGCGGCTCAGGGTGGTGTTGCGCTGGTTGTGCGTGGCGAACAGGCCCACGGCCTGCTGCACCATGGCGACCTTATCGCCATACGCCATGTTGGTAGATCCGCTCATCTACAGCTCCTAATCAGTCGGGAATGGGCTCACAAGCTCCGGTTGAGGAATTCCTCGATCTGAGCCGGGGTCATGTTCGCCATTGCGTCCGCCATGTCCGGGGCGCTCAGTTTGGCGAGCGCTTCATCACGCGAGCCCGGCCCGGCCGTGCCGCCCGGAATATCCGAGAGGCTGCCCGGTACCGGCGCGCGCGCCTTGGCTATGGCTTGCTTGGCGGCTTCCTTCGCTGCTGCGTCGTCGGCCGCCGGTTGAGTCTTTCCAGCCGTTCCCTTGAACTGATCGAGCAGCTCGATCACCTCGGCCGCGCTGCCTTTCTGCAGAACGGCCTCGATCCCGGCCCGGGCAAAGCTCGGTTGAGCCTTGATCCAGTCCGCCAGCTCCTGGCTTTCGGCGATGGAGTCGGCGTCCGGGTGCTTCTCGTAGATCGCCCGGAAGTGCGCCTCGGTGGCGGCGGCCTGCTGCCGTTGCAGATCGGCCTCCTGCTGCTGTTGCAGTGGGGCCAGGGCCGCGTTCACCTTCTCGTCCACCAGGGCTTGCACCCGCTGATCCACCAGGGACTGCACCCCCTTGGCGATCGCCTCTTCGGAGAAGTCCCCGAACAGGTCAGGGTCTGCGCCCCGGTCGATCGCCTGCTCGGCAATGGCAAGGTTCTGGTCAGCCTGGGTCGGGATCTGGCCGGCATCGGCGCGCTGCTGGGCCTGGGCCTTCAAGGCGTCCAGTTCTTGCAGTGCCGCTTGGGCCTTGTCCCGCCATTGCTTCTCCCCTTCCCGCGCCTCGATGAGCTTTTCGTAGGGAATCGTGTGCTTGCCGTCCTTCGCCAGGATCACGGCGCTGGCCGGGTCCGTAGCTGCAGGCGGCTGCCCCGCTGGATCAGTGGAGGGGTTCTCGGTGGTCTGCGCAGCACCTGGGGGCTGAGCCTCGGGAGCAGGGGTAGCGCTGGGCGCGCTGCCAGTGTCCGGGGTACCGCCTGCGGCGGCTCCGGTATCGCCCAATTCGGTCAGCTCCAAGAGCTGGGCCGCCTGTTCTGGAGTCAGGTTTCCATCCGGTGCGTGCTGCTGGAAAAACTCTGCTGTGGTTGTCATACCTATCCCGCCACATATCGCCGTGGCCGCATGGGGGTTCATGGGCGCCCGGCAGGGGCCAGCTGCCAAGCATTCGGCGGGCGCCTTGCCTGCCGATGCGTGGCGAACTTATGTGACTGGCGGGGTTGCGCAAGCGCGCCCGGTATGAAAAAGCCCGCACTCGGCGGGCCTTTTCTCACTGCAGGTTGTCGGCGGGGGTCGGTGTCTCGATGCCGTGCATGGGCGAGGCGCCATGCTGGGGAACCGGCGGGAATGCCGGGCTGGTGTTGCGGTGCACACCCGGCGCCTCCACCGGTACGCTTCCCGCGGGCTGGGGACCGGCTGGCGTCGGGAAGTTGGGATCGTCGCCCCCCGGGTTCGGCGCCCGGTAGCCGGCCCCCTCCATGACGGCATCGGCGATCGGCGCAATCTGCGGCATCTGCGCCACCTGGACGCCCGCCTGCATGGCGCTGTAGGAGGCCTGCACACCGGTCTGCACGGTGTTGGCGTCCAGATTGCGGATCTCCGACTCGGCCTTGCGCTCTTTCAGGGCCAGCTCGCGGGCCTTGAGGTCGTTGCCGGCCTTGGCCAGGGCATCCTGCACGGCCTGGTTGATGCGCTGCTGGATCTGCTCCGGGCTCTCCTGCGCGGCCGCGGCGCGCACCGCCTCCACCACGTCTTTCTTGAATGGCACGTCCATCAACGAGACAAGGAACGGCAGGACCGCCGCCTGGTACTGCGGCGGCAGCGACTTGACCGCCTCGCTCATGGCGTTGAGCTGCTGGCCGCGGTAGCTGGCGGTGCTCGGCACGTCTTCCAGCGCGACCTTCAGGCGAGTGCGCTGCAGGTCGTTGGACAGGTAGGGAATCCCGGTATGCGGGTCCACCTCGGGTCGGTTCAGCACCACGGTGCGATCGGCGCGCACGGCGTCGCCCTCGATCACGATGACGTGCTGCTGCTCGCCCAGCTCGTCGACGATCATCGCCAGCAGCATCTCGCCGACCAGGGAGCGGGCGAAGCGGAAATTGTCCATGATGCGGGCCAGGCTCTGGTTGCTCTGCTCCACCTGGGTCTGCTCCTGCAGACCGCTGCGGGCCGTACCCTCCTTGCCCATGAAGCCGGACGTCACCGCCGACACCCGCTGGATGGACTGCCGGCCATCCTGAATCAGCTGGAAGTGCTGGGAGTTGAGCTGGAAGTCGCGTTTGACCTCGAACCGGGCGCCCGGCTGCGCCATGTGCGCGGCGTCCAGCACGATATCGGCATCCACCCGGGCGACCTGCCGGCGGAATTGCGCGTCCGACATAGCCACGGCGCCCTTGGTCCGCTCGGTCCTGACCGCCGCCATGCCCCAGCGCAGTTTGCTGATCCCGCTGTTCACGCTGTCCTGCGGGTAGACCATCCCGCGCACATAGCCATAGGGCACGCTGGTGGTGTCCTCGCGGAAGCCCCAGAACGGCACGTAGGGGAAGTGCTGGTGGGTGTAGGGGCTGGGACCATCATGCAGGCAGATCGGGCCCAGCCAGTAGCTGCGGCGCACCCGGGCGACCACGGCGCGGGAGACTTCGACCTTGCCGCTGAGGACCGCGGCATTGTGGGCCGGGTTGTTCTCGTCGTACTCGACTACGCGCCCATCGGGGCTGCGCAGGACCGGCACGTTCACCCAGCGCCGGTACCAGACCTCAGCCAGGCAGATGTCCTTGTTGGTCGGGTTGTACCAGCGGTCCTCCTGCACGGTCCAGTTACGGGCGTCGGCCCAGGCGTTGTGCAGCCCGGTGGAGGTGCCGCCGTCCAGCAGCTCGATGCCGCGCTCGGCCCACCAGCTCGGCCCGTGGGTGCCGATCGCCTCGATCACGTCCTTGTGCTCGGGGAACACCAGGGCAATACGCCCCTTGGGTAGCCAGCGCTGCCGGCGCAGCCAGCGGGCGTCGGACAGGTCCGGCTCCAGGGCCTTGAAGTCCCAATGGATCTCGTTGCGATGGATCATCCCGCAGCGGTAGGCGTACTTGAAGGGGTCGGTTTCCTTACGCACCTCCACCCAGCCGATACCGATGGCGACCTGCGAGCGGAACGCATCGGAGCACGCGCGATCGGCCCGGCTCTCGCGCTCGGCCTCGTTGAGCTTGTAGTTCAGGGCATCCGCCACGTCCTGCCCGCCGATGCCGCCGCTCGGGGTCACGCGCCAGTCGGTGCGGATGGTGGCCTCATAGCCCTGGATCGACAGCAGGGCCGGGCCGATCAGATCCTCCACGGCCGGCGGAATGCCGAGCGCCTGCTGCCGCTTCAACAGCTCGGAATCCAGCTGGTTGCCATCCGCGTACTCCATCTCCTTGTCGGCGGAGTGCCGCCACTTGGGCTGCTCCTCGATCTCCCGCATGAATTCGGCGTATTCATCGACGGTCAAGGCCAGTTCGTCAGCCTGGCCGGTACTGGGTTGCGTGCTAGTCATGGCGTCCATGATGGTCCTCAAACTCGCCAGTCGGGTGGCGGGGCTTCGTCGTAGTCGGTATCGAAGGTGTTTTTCATGAGCGGCACGGCCTGGCCGATGTAGCGGAACATATCGGCGCCATGGCTGAATTCATCGTGCAGTGGAGCCATCGGCTCGCCGGTCTTGGTATGGATGTCTCGCCGATACCGTTTCAGGCACTCCAGCAGCCGGGCCGTCTTGTTCTTGTCGAAGTAGCAGCGTGGGAACAGCATGCGGGCCGCCTTGATGCCCTCCTCCACGCTGGTTGCAGCCTGCACCACGACTTCTCGGCGCCCCATGGCGCGCAGTTGCTCCTCGGTGCTCTTGCCGGTCTGGAAGTTGCGGGTGCGTCCATCGTGCGGCAGGTAGTCTGTGCCCCAGCGATAGGGGCGCTTCTCCAGCTGGGCGACGTACCAGTCCAGCGTGCGGTGGCTGTCCTCGATGTAGTCGATGATCCGCACGTCCTGCGGGCCGCGCTGGACCATGCCGATGGTCATGGCGTCGTTCCAGCCCAGATCCCAGATGGTGTGCACTGGCAGGGTCGGGTCGTATGGCACGGGGCAGACACGGCCATCGACATACATCGCCTCGATCTCGTAGCGGTAGATGGCACCCTCGGCCACGGTCCGCGGTTTGCCTTCCCAGATGTGCTCGTAGTCCTCCTTCGAGCTACCACGCTTGGCCTTCAGGCGCTCCTGGTTCAGGACTTCGGGAAACCAGGGGTTGTCCCGCCAGTTGATTTCGCAAACCCAGGTATCGTCGCTGGGGGTGGCGATGAAGCGGACATAGGTTTCATCGGTGTCCATGTCCGGGTTGAGGGTGAGCCAGATCTCGCTACCTTCCTTGCGGATGGTGGGAATCAGTACGTCCCAGCTCTTCTTGCTGACGCCGTGCGCCTCCTCCACCCACACGATGTCGACACCCTCGAACGACTTGATGGAGTCGACGGTGTGGCTCTGCAGGCCGGTGAACAGGAACAGCGATCCATTGGCACCGCGGATCTCGGTATCGAGCACGTCGTAGAACGACTCCATTCCCAACTTGACCACCTGGTCCTTGAGCAGCCGGTGCACGGAGTCGCGCATGGACTTCTGCACCTCTCGGGCGCAGAGAATGCGCAGTGGTCTATCCGCAGCGATGGTCAGCAGCACGCCGGCCACGCTCCACGACTTTCCGCCTCCGCGGCCTCCGTGCATGACCTTGTAGCGGCGAGGATCGAACAACGGCGCCAGCTTCTCCGGTAGCCGCAGTCTGGAAATCGGAGGCTCGATCATTCGTCGTCATCCTCCGAATGTGGCCGTGGCCTCACAAACTCCACTGCGATCCTGGCGCCAGCGCTGCCGCCTTCCGGAATCGCGCTCTTGGCGTCCAGGCCGAATGCCTGGCGCTGCATGTCCACGCACACCCGCAGAGAGTCCGCCAGCGCCCTCATGGTCTTGGCTCGCTCCGGCAAGGAGATGATCCGCTGGTACAGGTCGTTGAGCTTGTCGCGGCCGTGCTCGTCCTCATCCCTGAGCAGGTCGCCCAAGGCCTCGAGCAGCTCGACGTTCTCCCGGCCGGCCTGCAGCTCAAGCTCGTCCAGCAGGCGCATGGCGATAGTCTTGGCTCGCTGGATATCTCGCCGCTGCCCGAGCAGAACCTCAGCTATGCCCTGTGCATTGGCTTCGATAACCTGCCGCTCGGCGACCTTGGTTTCCATGGATACCGGCGTGGATACCGCCGCTTTGGATACCAGAGCATCGGCCTTGGCATGGATCTTCGCGGACAGGTCGCGCTCCCATCCGTCACGCTTTGCACGCTTGTTGATGGCTCCGTGGGATATGCCGTGCTCGGCTGCTATCTGGCGCAGGGTCTTGATGCCTGCCCGATAGTCCAGCTCGATGCGCTCCCAATCCGGCGCTGTGTTTTCGGGCTTCTCGCTCACCCTGCCCTCCTGTATCAGCTAGGAAGGCGACGCTATGTGACTGGCACGGCCTGGCAACGGGCATAAGAAGCCCGGCGCGTGGCCGGGCTGGTCGGAGCGAATGAGTCAGCTGCGCCCTACGATGATGGGAATGGGGTCACGGTCACGGCTACGTCCTGGCTGAAGGTGGCGCACTGGCCGCCGCTGATCGCCGCAATGGTGGCGTCCGCGCGCTGGCTCCAGTCGGCGACGTTGTAGCTCAACACGCTCGGCGTCATGTCAGGGGCGGAGAGCGTCAGGACTTTGCCATCCTGGCTGAACGACAGCTGGGAGTACGGGTAGGTCGGGAGTGCAGTAGGACCAGCGAGCTTGTCGCCGGTGAGGTTGTTGTAGATCAGCAGGTACGGCGCCGAGGCCACCGACACCGCCACCAGTTCCCCGTTCGGGCTGTACACGACCGCCACCGCGTTGGACGCGGGCAGCGTAGCGAACGGCATGGACTTGTACACGCCCGAGTTGGGGTCCAGCGCGTAGGTCGACAGGTACGGCGCCCCGCCGTGTGCTACAGAGAACATTTCATCGTGCGGATCGAAGGCGATCGCGTTGGGGGACAGAGGAAGTGCCGTGTCCACTGCCGGCTTGGCCGCCCAGGTAGCCGTGTCATGGATCGCGAGGTACGGGGTTTCAGCAGTCCCAAGGACGACGGTATTGCCGGCCGGGTTCACGGCAATAGCGGTTGGCGCCGCCGATAGCGCAGGGCCGCCCGTTGCCGCCCAGGACGAGGTATCAAACACCGTTAGGTACGGGCTGGCCGGATGGAAGACGTACAGCCGCCCACTGTTCGGGCTGAACGCCACGTCCGTGATCGTTTCGCTCCCGTTGCCTGCCCACTCAGCCAGCAGTTTCCACCCCTTCACCCGGAATACGGACAGGACGTGGGTCATAGGGCCGGATGCGCTCTCGCGGGCCAGCGCAATCATCGTCCGGTCAGGGCTCACTGCGATCTTGAGTACCTTCGTGCTCACCAGCGCCGGTAGCGCGATCTCGCTCCAGTCGCTCGGGCTGAACGCCCGTAGATACGGGGAGGCGCCGACGCCGACGT